TCATCAAGCCAACGCTTAGTTTTCTTAGCACTGTTACTATCTTCATTAACTCTCATAAAATCATCAGCAGCCGCCATTGCCTGACGCTTTGTACCCACACTAATAAGTCTGACATCGCACTTTGTCTTTTTAACCAAAGCTATGGACAACCCATTAACATCAGCCACCATAGCAAAACAGTTAAATCCTGACGCTGACATGCAAGCGCCATTGCCGAACAAATCAATCCAACGGAACGGAGAGCGATCTATAAGATCTACTTCTGTTAATTCAAAATGCTCTAACTCTTCGGCATCACCCATGCCTAAAGATGCAAACTCATGTCCACATATGGGGCATTCTTTTACCGCAAGCGGAACCTCTGACTCACACTCAGGACATATCTTAACTGGACCTTGACCCGGATCAGCCTGACCGCCATCCAAATTGACTGGATCATCAAGCGATCCATGAGTCAGTATTGACGTACCAAAGTCTAACACCACGCAGTCTGTTTTAACTACACCAGGATACTCTTCTGGATCTATTGTCCGCAAACCACGCCCAACCATCTGAACCATAGTAGACTTGTACGAGCATGGGCGAGTCAGAATTATGCAGGATACAGGCGGCGCATCAAACCCTTCAGTCAACACTGCCACATTCACAACTACCTCAACGTCACCGTGAGCAAGCTCATGTAGTATCTCTTCACGTTCATCCTTAGGAGTATCGCCAGTGACCATCTCTGCATTGACACCAGCAATCTGAAACTCTTCACATAAATCTGTTGCGTGTTTTATCGTGGAGCAGAACGCAATGGTCTTACGTCCAATACACCTACGCTGCCATTCCTCAACCACCTTTACGTTAACAGCACGGCGGTTCATAATTTTTTCAACTGCTTCCATGTCAAAGTCAGCGATTGTTTTTCTGACCTCACGCAATTCATTTTGCACACCAACATCAATCACGAATGTTTTCGGGCGCACCAAAAAGCCCTCATCAATCAATGTGGATATTTCAATCTGGTGACTGCAATTGTTAAATACGCCCCTTAGACCAGCCTTGTCGCCTCGATTGGGGGTTGCGGTAAAGCCAACAATTTGCACCCCCTCATTGGCCTTCCTAGCGGCGTTAATAATACGTTGATATGTATCTGCTACTGTGTGATGCGCCTCATCAACTACGATCAGATCAACCTTGGGCATTTGCTCTAGGTTTTTCTCACGAGATAAAGTCTGCACCATTGCGAATACGGCATCCGCGCTCCAGTCTTTGTTAGCGGCGTTTACCTCACTCGTTGTGATATTATCGTTCACACGATGAAATTTTGTGGAGTTTTGTGAAACAAGCTCGTCCCTGTGCTGTAGCACTAGAACCTGTTCGCCTTTTTTAAATCTCTTACCAATAAGAGCGGACAACATATAGTTTTGCCAGCGCCTGTTGGCGCTACAACTAATGTGTTGCCTTTGTCGTCTAAGGCTGTGGAGGCGGCATCAACTGCCACCTCCTGATATTTGCGGAGTAACATGACTAGACAATCATGTACTTGTATTCAGAATTTTGCTTGTCATAAGACTTCTTGATTTTACAACCAGCCTTACGCAACTCGCTCATCTCTTGATACAAAGTGCTGCGCTTCTTAGAAAGCACACTTTCCAACTCTGACAACGTGTAAGATCTAGCCTGTAGAAGACCTCGCAAAGCGTCACAGTAATTTGGGATGGGGGGATTTGCGGCCCGAGTACCCCCCAAACTCGGACTAACGACCACATGGAGGGCTGCCGCTAGAATCTTTTTCAACCAGTTCATTGTGTGCCTCCTTGGTTATTTGCCCAAGATGGCACGACACCTGCTGTCGCAGTTTGTTGTGGTGCCGCTTGTGTAGCCACAGGCTGTTGCATAGGTGGCGCACTAGCTGGCACTGACTGTGTTGGTGAACCAGCAATAAATCCATTCATGTCTGGTGTCAACACAACCTTGATTTTATTTTTGTCCTCATAGCCATTGGTGCCTTTTTCAATGCCTACCTTAAAACAGAACTCCATGCCGTTAAGCTGGTTAACGCCTTGCAGATTACGTTTCTGTTGCGACTCTTCAGATTGGTCTTTTGGATCAAGATTGAAAGCACTATCAATGATCGCCTTCATAGTACGCAATCCAATCTCTTTTGCGATTGGCATGCCTGTCTTTTCGGAGATTTTGGTGCCATCAACAAAAATCTTGTGCCAGATTTTACGCTTATCAAAGTTACCACCAATAATGGTTAATTCAATGGGCAACCACTTTGCGTCAGTCTGTTGCGCTACATCAAAGAACCTACCAGCGCCATACTCGGGCAACTCGGTAGATCCGCCTTCTAACTTAATAAAGGCACGAACAATAGTTCCATCAGGAATCAATTCAAACTCACGATTGTTATCGTCACTTGGGACGTTATTTAGATTAAGCATTGTTGTTATCTCCTTCTGCAATGCTGACCTCAGTAGGATTAGTAAAAGCCATTGGACGTTCAACCTGAGGAACACCACTAGACATCTTTTGCATTAGCTTACCTAAGTGCGGCTCTTCAATCATATCCAAGCGCCCACTACGGTCTTTAGCAGGGTATCCCCACTGATTCATTGTGTGACAAACAAAACCACGGAACTGCTGACCATCATCGCTAGTCAGGTTAGTCATCGTGATTACTTCATCAACAATTCCTGGCAACTCTCTGCCAGTCTTTGCACCTTCAATCTGTAGATCAAAAGTAGCCCTTCCATAATCGTCAACCTTCTCATCAAGGATGCCGACAAAGATTACATTCTTATCACGGATATGCTGTAGCTGTGTGAGCCACGCCATCATCTCACGACCTTGCAAACCATACACGGCTCTGGTGTCTAGCTTGCCAGTGCGATCTGAACGACACTCTGGCTGGTTTTGTCCCCAAGAGAAACAAAGCCGACCAGCCACTGTGATACTATCAATGAACAACGTGTCGTACTTCTCCAATACAGGAGTTGGCTCACCATATACCTGACACACGGATTGATAATGCGCCATGCTGTACACAGCGTCATCAGGCAGAGCTGGATTGCCGCCACCTAAAAAGCATGCAAAGTCACGACACTCAGGCCATGTCCGTGGACGAATAACGTCCACAGGACAGCCCTCGATTGCAGCGTCTCCAGCTTCTAAATCCATAAACAGGGTCTTTGCCTGATCAAGTGTCCTGACAAGACTGGTCTTTCCAATACCACTTTTGCCAATGATCACCATCTTATGGCCTCGCTTTTCAGCGAGGCGCTCTTCGGCAGAAATAATTTTAAGCATTCTCAATCTCCTTAATGTCTACAGAAATGCCTTGCAAATACACAGTACGCGCTTCTGACAAAGCCGCCTTGATTTCTGGCGTGGCATTTTGAAACTTTGATTCAGATACAGAATACTTAGTCGTTGCATAGTGCCGAGCATCTTCGGGATTCATCTGGTTCAAAAGAGTAGTCAGCAATTCCTGATCCCACTCCACACGCTTACGGATATCAACCGTAACCTTGTGATCGCCAGACTCAATCGTAGCTTGACCAAAATCTTTGCCCTTCTCGGCAAGCTTGATCCGCGCCTGATCCTCGAACATTTGTTGTAAGGAATTATTGATGATTTTTAGCTCTCGGTTGAGATCATCAATTTTGTCTTTGACCTCCTTGCGGCGGTTGTGCAGCAAAGTCAGGTCATTCCAGAGAGGTGTTACACTCATCTTACGCTCCATGTTTTGTTAGTACGTTAGTTAGTATTTATAGAATTAAGAAGTTGAGAACATTTTGTCAATGCCTTTTTTTAGAAATAATTACATCAATGCCCAGTATAGCTTTCATCATCTTCTTTTTTAGCTTGAACTCTGCGGTTTCTACGCCTTTGGCATCTTCAACAATTTCTTTCTCAAACCCGTTTTCATCAATTAGTTTGTATCGAAAGTCTGCGACATAGGCACAAATCTTCTGATCATTTATCACAAGATTATATCGGACTTGACGTTCCAAGTCCTTCACAACTCCAGCTCTCTGCATAGCTGACAGTTCGCCCCATCGCTCTGCTTCCCACATGGAGTCAAAGGTGTACCCCATGAATTTGGTCTTTCTTGCGCCAAATTTATTAGACTTGCGTTTATACCTGTACATGATAATATGTGGCTCTTTATGGTTAGAATTAGGTGATTGTAATGACAGATACTGATAAGTTCAAGTCAGTTGGCGTAGATATTCACACTTATAATAAGCTGAGAAAATTATGCTCTGATGAACACAGGAATGTGCGACAACAAATTGGTAAACTTGTTGCTGACGAATATACAAAAAAATATGGTGATATTGTTAGTCAGTCAGGTATCGGGTCTGCCGCTCAAAATTAACCTTCGGCTAACGCCCTCATACGATCAACCAAACGCCGTGCGCGATTTGGAACCTGGGTGTACCAACGTGAGTCTACCATCTCATCCGCTGCGGCATTCCAGTCCCTAGCGTCTACACCAGCTTTCATACCCTTAAACTTGGACAGTCGAGGCCGACCCATATTAAACATCATGTTTGCAATGATGTGCTGACATTCTTCGGGCAGATCATCGAAGTCAGGGTACAATACTTTGCATTCGTCAATCGTTACAGCTATGTCCAATGCGAACAAGTTTCTCACTCGTTCTTGTTCAACGATTGTGCCAACAGGCTTACCGTACTCCTCATCACTTTCAGTGATTAAATGACCCACACCACACGTTGGCAGCGCTAAATGGTCCAAATAGATCTCGTACTTACAGCCCTCGTCTTCGGCTATCTCTTCGCGCAACTTATCTTTGTTCATTATGGATTCCCTAACAGACCCGCCGTTGATCCTCGTATACCCAGAGCTTGAGCCACACCAGGATTATTGGCCGCTTGTTGGCGTAAGCTTGGTTGCCCAGCAGACCCTGCCACTGGTTGCGTAACATTGACTGATCCCAAGCTAGACGCTGCGTTTGGTGCGGTCATTTGATTTTGCATGGAAGATAGTTGTTGACCCATTGCAGTATTATTAATGAGAGCAGTCCCTTGTTTATTAGCTTCATCAACACCCTCTTGTATAAGTTGACCTGGTGTCTGCACAAACAGTTGACTTATTATTTTGCCAAGCATTTCAGATTTTTTGTTAGCTGGTAATGTTCCTGACAAAGCCTCATACTGATCAATAACTTGTTTATAATAAGGAGCTGACGTTAAGAACCTTGTAAACACTCCGTATTTAGCAATTTTTCCAAGATTGTTAAGCGGACTCGCTGCAATGTTAGCGGCAACCAAATCACCACCTTGTGCTGTTTTAGCATTAATTGCAAGGACACGACCAAACTTCTCCATGTCTTTGCCCATTTCGTCACCGAATATAATTCTAAATTTGCCGCTTTTTCCAGCCTCATTAAAGTTCTTTGAAAATGTTTTAATTGCGTTACCGTCTACGAACGTATCTGCACCAAAATCTTTTAAGACGTTATTCATATAAAATGATTGAACCTTGTTTAGTGCCTCATCGTCTCCTTGACCCCTAAGAAGATTAAGCACAGAGCGAATAGTCTCTGGTTGTGATTTAGGACTGGCAACATACTCTGCTGCCTCTATCGCAGTTATATTTCCAGATGATAACTTTTTTAATGTTCTGTCTGTAACAAATTGGTTCAAAGCATCTTGTTGCTCTTTTACTGATCTTAATATTCCTGCTATTCCACCAGCTTCTCCACCGCCCTCTTGAACAGCTCGTAGAATAGCTTCTTCTGTCATGTTAGATGAAGATGCTTTCTCTATCTGTTTAGCTAACGCACGAACCTGCCCCACTTGACCACCAAACAACGTATCAGCGGTTTTTCCTAAATCATCAATTGATTTCGCAAAAGATCTACCAGAGAAAGAGGCAGACTCAACACCATCAGGAACAGTGCGTTTTAACGCATCTTGCAGCCATCGAGTTGCAACTAACCCGCGCAATTGTTCGGCTTGTTCGGCTCCACTAAAGTCTTTGACTACATTAATAGCTCTTTTTAATGACTCAGGTTTTCCGTTTCTAACAAGAGTAGAAAGAAAATCAACATTTGGTGGTATTGTTCCATCTCTTGCTCTTGCGGCTAAATCTTTAATTTTTATTGCATCCTGCAAATTATCAATGGCTGTTTGCCCATCTTTGAAGAAACCGCGAGCTTCATTTAAGCTTGATGCCGCTGATTGCAATCTGTTTAATGCTTGTCCGTCAATCGCAGTGCCAGCTTCTTTTGCATAAAATTCTAACATTTTAGGATCAAGCATTCTGTCAATTTCATCAATTGCTTTTTGTATCTCTCTAACTCCAGTGGTAGAGCCAGTTGCCATTTTCCCGTCATTTAATGCTTTGCGTAAATTATAAAGTTGTAAAAACCCTGTCGTATCACCAAGACCATTAATGCCATTAATGATTGCAGATACATCTCCAGCAACACTCTCCCTCATGGATTCTGATGTAGTTCTGGCGGCTGCTATAGAAGCTCCATACTCTGTTTCAAGTCGTTCAGATATACTTTTTAAGGAGTTTGTTTTTATGAACTGTTTGCTTCCCACAACAGTATTAACAAGATCTTCTATCTGCGAAAACTTTTGCGCGGCTATGTCATCAAAGCCTTTACTGGCATCAGAAAGTATTTTGAATGCCTCTTCGTCAACATCAGCGCCTCTTGCAGCCGCAGACATAAACTGATCTGTTGCTCCTGATAAAGTTTTAACAACAGATTGCCTAGCCGCTTTTTCACTGGCTACTAACGCCTGATTTGCATTATAAACAGAATCAAGGAGCGTCTCCCCTGTATCTTCTGTAGTTGATGCTTTAGCGGCTCCTGATCTAGATCTAAAGTCATCCAAAATTTTTCCCATATTGTCATAGTTATTTTTTAATCGGTCAGAAGAGCCAATAACTCTTTCCATAATCTTTGCTTGTCTGGCAACAAGACCAGGTGCGCCAACAGCAGCAAGCTCGGGAGTTATTGGAACATCAATCAACTCTCCAGTTTGCGGATCTTTTATCTTATATGTAAGCGCTTCTCCAATTGCTGTAACTTCTTCATCTGGCAATTGTTTTACAGATAAACCTTTACGTCCTGCCCTAAAAAGAGCGCCAGCTAAACCAAAAGTTAATTCTCCAGCAAGTGTGATGCCGCCTTCAATCGCAATGTCTTTTGCTATCTCTGCGCCACTTTGTTTAGAAACTCCAAGTATTGCTTCAATAGATTCTTCAAGGCCAGCACCAGCCATGGTACCAGTAACAGAACCGCCTATCACGCCAGCAGGTCCTAAAGGCAACCCAGCAATAGCGCCACCTACGCCCCCTACAATCTCTGGAGCTATGCCAGTTAAGTCAGCAAAGTCATAACGGGAGAAACCCGTTTCGTCTACGAGCGTGTCTTTCTCCAAGTCAATGCCTAATTTCTGACCTCCAGATTTTGTAATGGCTAACCTGCCTCGTTTGTCACGAATAAAATCGCCTTCTGCGAAATTATATTTTTGTTTAAGTATGGCCTCTTCTTCTGCCGCTGTTTCAGCAAAAGACAAAGCAGCACGAAACCCAGCATCTTTAATACCAGATTTGGTATCAAACAATTGCTCATCTTCATCTCTGCTTTCTATTGCTGATGCTATGTCATCAAATGATCTACGTCTGCCAACAAATTGTGATGGTTGTTGCTGGCCTCTTGCTTCTTTAATCATCTCAGCAATGGCTTGAGCATCTTGAGTGTTGCCAGAGGCATCTGCCTCTTGTAACGCATTAACAAGTTGTTCAATGGTTGCCATGTTAGAGCCTTTTTAAATTTTGTACTTATTTAAAATTTGTTGTTGTTGCTTATTTGGAGTAAAGGCACCACTTTGTGACTGCTGTTGCTGTTGCTGTTGTTCATATGGACCATAGTTATAACCCATAGCGTAAAGCTTGTTGTAGGCCGTATCTAAATTATTTCTACCAGACTGTACAATAAGTCCATATACAGATTCTAATTTTTTCATAATAACTTGAGGATCCGCTCCGTCCAAAAGCGTAATGTCTCCAACAATTCTAGTAACTCTTTCTCTATCAGCATCGGAAATTGTTTTTCCTGCTTCTCCAAGTATTTGTGGGGCTTGTTGTGTTGCTATTCTTTCAAGAATAATTTTTGCCTCCGCTACAGGATCCAAACTTTTATCTACATTCATTCCAAAGCCTCTTCCGAAGCTATTTAGATAAGCGGTAATTTGTTGCTGTGTGGTAATACCTTTCTTCCCAACTATATCTGCTAAATTTGCAAGCTCATCTTCTGCTTTGTTTAAAGCTAATTCAGATGAATTAAACTGCGCCCTTAAACCAGCTATGGAGCCGTTTGTTAATTTAACTGGTATATCTCCTTTGGCATTTGGATCTTGTATAAAAGAAGTTATTTTAAAAGCATCTGGAGCATCTTCAAATAATGGGATAGATTCTGTTTTGTCCGTGTATAAATCAGGATCACCTTTTTCAGCCATGGCTTTTTGTACAGCACCTTCTGCTTTTATTCTCTCTTTTTGTGCGTTTAATTGACCTTTTAATATTTCAAGATTTATTTTGTCTTGAGCGTCTATAGCTTTATCTTGGAGAGCTTGAACTCTTTGAAGAGCTGCTGTTACAGACGCTTTATTGGCCGCTTCATCTTTAGCCATTTCTGTAAGAGCATATTTACCGCCAGCTAATTGAGCTGCGCGAGCCTCAGATTGTGCTTTGGCAAGTAAAGGTTGCGCTTTTTCACCAGCCGCTCCAACTTCACTAAGAACTTTTCCAACATCAAAACCTTTACCAGCTTTGTTTTGCATTAGAGCCAAACCAAAAGCCATAAGAGCTTGTGACTTATCCACCTTGCCAGACGTATCTATACCTGTGGCTTTTGCAAATTCATTTTTATAATATTCAATATCTTTATTACCAGTGTCCTCTCCAGCTTTAACGTCTTCATAGTCTTTCATGGCCTCTGCAAGCGCTTTTTCAAAGGCGCTTGTTGGGGCTTGTGGTTGTCCGTCTGTAGAAGTATCAGATCCTATGTTTCGCATTCCTTGCATTAAAGCTCTTTTTTCTTCTGCTTTGCGGAAAGCCTCTGCCTCTGCGTCAGTTGTGACTGTGCCTGTTTTTGTACCTGTACCTGTTATGCCCTCACCCTCAGGATAAGAGCCACCCAGAGGGACTCCAGATCCCATATCATCGGTGCCGCCGCCTAATATTGGCAAATCAGATGTGTCATCTCCAATGTATCCACTAGGAATTTCAAAGTCTCCAGTTGTGAACACAGATTGACCATCAAGAAAAATGTCACCGGGATCATCCTGCAAAGCGGCAGTTGTTTGGGTCATAGTGTTAGGACGATCAAGCGCGGCAAGCTTACGAGCAATGTCAAACTCTCCAACAGTCATATCTTGCTGTTTGGCCTGACCTTTTGTCATTCCTGTTGGAGCTATGGAAAATAATCGAGTTCCAATACCCGCATCCAGAGGAACGCTGCGATCCTCTCCTATTGCTCTTCTTCCTAACCTTTCACGCAAGGCATTCAAAGCATCCATTTTGCTTTGACCGGGAACTGTAGCAATATTCAAACCACCAGAGCCTAATAAACCTGCACCTCGCGTTTGCGGCTGTGCAAAATAGTTTACGCTTGGATCGTAGCTGCCTATGCCAGCAGAAATTGGATCTCCAATCGCCATCTATGCCCCCTTAATTGGCAAAGCCGCCAGAAGGACTAATACCTTGCAACGCAGTATATGCACCAACACCAGCCAAGAACGGGTTAGTGGATGGGGTTGTGGCTGACTTGAATGTGCTTGATAAGTTACCGCTAGGTATGCCTTTAATCAATGATTGGCCTAATTCTAAACGGGTAAACGGATCTTGCTGTTGTTGTAAAATATTTTGCCGTCCTGCATCCAACTGTTGTTGTTGGAATGTTCTGCCGATCTCGCCAAGACCAGATAGCATGCCTAAATCTGCACGACCAAGCTCGGACTGAACTCGACCAAGATCAGCCGTTGTGCCAGCCAAAGTGCCAAATGCCTGTCCTAGACCGCCCATAAGCTGTGCTGACTTCTGTGAGGCCGTTAACGCATCCTGAAAGCCCTTACGTTGTGCATCGCCAATAGTGGCTAATCTACGCCCCTCTGCCTCTGCATCTACTATACCCTGTCTTGATCCACCAAAGGCACCACCTCTTACAGCCGCAGCATCGCGCTTGGTTTTGCCTATTTGTGCCTGACGATTAATCTCATCAATGACAGATGACTGGTATGGGTTCATAAAATTCTGAACAGCCGCCGCAGGATCCGCAAGCATGCCGAGTCCAGCGCCTAAGGCAGCTTGACCACCAAGAGTCTGCCCAGCCGCTCCTGATATAAACGGTGCATATGATCCAACAAGCTGTGGTGCCATTGCAAAAGCTTGTTGCTGTAACGGATCAAGACCAGCAATTTGAAATTGTGGTAGATTAAGTGGAGAGTCTAATAAACCGGGTGAAGTTTGTGTTGTGCCATCAAATTCACCAAAAGCAGTTTGTAGGAGTCTTTTTTCAAGACCTTCCAAAAACGGTGATAATCTTTGTACCTGTTCTACGGTTTGTGTAGACATTACGCCATCGCCTCAAACTTATCCATCATGTTGTACATTCTGTTAAGACCAGTATTGACGTTGCCACCGCCAGCACCCTTAACAGCGTCACGAGTCATAACAAACTCTCCAGCAGTCAACAGGGCTGGCACATCGTCTTTGGTTCCAGAGCCCTCATATGTATTAATCGGGCCATCTCTTCTAGGTGGATTAGCTGGATAATTTTGCATTATACCACCATTTTCCATGCCTATTACATTTCTAATGTTGCTTGCACCGCGTCTAAGCATTTTTTCAATTGCCCCAGATCTGTCTATGGCTAAAGGTGATTCATCCTGCAAGCCTTGATCTGGTGGGGTTAGTCTGCCACGCAATCTGTCTCTTCTGTCTATCGCTTCAGGGAGATCTTGATTTGTAACACTTAAACCATATTGCATAAGATTTTCAAATTTTTGATTAAGCAACCTATCACGCCTATCTGCATCAGCTAATCTTTTTCTTTCATCTATAGCAGCTTGACGATCTATTTCACGAATATTTTGTTGATATTCAAGATCACGCATACGCTGATCTCTTGCTGCGTCTTGTCTGGCAAACATTCTTTTAATGTATTCTGTTCTAGCGGCATTCCTGCTTTCAGGTAATTCAGTAGGCAACGGCAAACCACCACCTTGATTAAAGTATTGTACAGCACCACCTTGAGCG